ATCATACTTACCGATGGAAATAGATCAGAAATATCTATAACACCTCAAAGAATTGAGTCACGACAAAGAATGGTAAACGGAAATATGCGTTCGTATTGGACGGCAGATAAGCTAAACCTAACCACCTCTTGGGCGAGAATACCATCTAGGGCATTTTCTGGAGAAGTTTCCTTTAATGCAGCCACGGGAAAAGTAATTGAAGATGCATCGACATATTCAATGTATACCGTTGATGGAGGTGCTGGTGGTGTCGACATTCTGTCTTGGTATGAAGATCACACTGGACCATTTTATGTTTTTCTTGCATATGACAAGTTTAGGGTTAACGGAGTGGAAAACTTTAATAGACTTGGGGGTTACAATCAAGTATTAAAAATGTTCATATCTTCCCTTGACTACACTATCGAAAAAAGAGGCGGAACCTGGTCAAGTGGGGGGACTTCAACTGGCTTTGACTTCTGGAATATCAACCTGTCTATGGAAGAAGTTTAATGTTTAAATCGGAAGAGCTTGCCAACCATTTAAAGACATCAGATACTGTTCAGGTAGAATCGGCGGTATACGCTGAGTGGAACATGAATCAGCCAGGAAACGTTTCTAGGCTTGGAAACTACAGATATAGACCAACCTATGACTCTTCTCAATATTACTTAATTCCAATGAGCTACGACTCATCAGACCTGGGAAACTACTACACTGGAGCTACTGATGCAGACGTTGCCGTAAGTAGTGGGTTTGACGATCAAGATCAGCCAACCCTCTTTATTTCACAAAAAGAAAAAATGAAACTCCTATACTCTCTTGAGGAGTGTATCAAGCCCCATAGACCAAGATCTGGAATAAATAAACCACTGTATCTTGGTAGCGGTGGAAGTTCATACTTGTCCTCTCAATACATAACAAACCCATCTCCAATAAACAAGGAGACTGGGGCACAAGAAGTAAATCAATCTTACATAGTCAGAAGGCCCAGATACTACATGTCTCACAAAGATGACCTATTTAAATATTGGACATCATACAGAACGGAATATGGTGTCCCAACCCCAAGGGCGGGAGGGGTGGATAGCGGCACTCTCGGTCAGGTGGAGAGGGGTATATCTTTTACTACAAGCAATGGTCACCATATAGAAGATGCAGCCCCATTCGTCGTCTATAAAGATCAGGTGCCAACAAATAAGATAGTTGTAAAGATGCAGACAAATGTTGGAGATGTAGATCTTGGAAATTTGAGGTATGGTGACGATTCAATACCTGATCCAATGTTCGGAAACTTAAACAAAACCACCCCCCAATCTTGGAGAATTGAAAAGCTAGGGCAGGATGATAGCTGGGAAGAGGTCGAAAGCTTTGACGCAAACTCTTTGAGGAGTGATGGGTCGGCAATAGTGGGTCCAGATGGAATATTAGAAGTTTCCTACGGTCTAAATATACCAGAGGAATACCAGGAAATATTTATATTTGCAGATACAATTTCCAACGTCACCCTTCTTCCAGACAATGCCCCAGCTGGTTACTCTTATTTGGTAAAAGGGGCAGACCACGAACTTGGAGTAATGTATATATATGTAAACTCTGCGTGGGAGCCCTTTACCCCAGACTACTCCTGGAAAGTTTCAAGTGAAGAGATTAACTACGATAGCAAGTTTGTGAAAAATGCTTCAAACCCAGACTATTTTCTTGATTCCAATGGTATAAAGAAGTTTAGAGAGTTTGAGTTTATCCGTGGAATCAGGATTGTTGTTCAGACAATGAACAAAAACAATTGCACTTTTGATTTAATTGAGTTTTCTCCAAGACTCCTTGTTGATATTAGTGATTCTGTTTCCTCTTTTTCAATTACAAAAACAATGTCAGATCTAGGAAACAGCTCTTTGCCAGTAAGTGGGTTGTCCGTTTCAACAGGATCTTTGGAAATTTTCGACGTTGACTTTTCTTTTAACCAGAACAATAACTTTGACTTTGACTTAAATACGGGAAGTATTCTTTCTCCCTATCTAGACATGCCTATAAAGTTTTTGTTTTATGACATTACAAAAAATGTAAACGGAATAGATTACTTTATTCCGGTAAAGAGTATGTACTCAGAATCTTTTCCTCAGGTGACAGGATCAGCCGCGACCGTTGATATTCAGCTAAGAGACTTGTTCTTTCTTCTTGAATCAATGCCAGCCCCTGAAATACTGCTTACCGACATTTCTTTGAGCTCAGCCATAACGGTCCTGCTTGACTTTGCGGGTTTCTCAAACTACAACTTTAAGAGAGTTGCAGATTATCCAGAAATAATAATTCCTTTTTTCTTTGTTGAGCCAAACCAAAACATTGCAGAGATATTGCAAAAGCTAGCGGTAGCCAGTCAGTCGGCAATGTTCTTTGATGAATACAACAACCTAATAATTATGTCAAAAGAATACTTGTTGCCAGGTACGGAAGAAGAAAGAGCAACTGATAGCACTCTTTATGGACAGGTCGAGGGGGACAACCTTCCCAACATTATAAATCTTTCATCACAAGACAAGCTGGTCTACAATGATGGACAGGTTGACTACACAACCAGATACATCCAACGGTCGATTGGGTCTACTCAGACAGCACAGAAGCTTGATCAGTATAAGCAATTTGCGTACAAGCCAGTTCTTTTGTGGGAGGTTCAAGGTAGAGAATCAAGGCAAACTATCAACCAGATAGGAGCACAGAACGCAGGATACACCTTGGGGGCGGTACCACTAAACTCAGACCTATCAGAAGAACCTCCCTACGCTCTTGGGAACATTATCTACAACGACATAATTGATGTTGGGGAAAATGTTTATTGGATACCATCCTACTTTGGATACTTCTATGCCAATGGAGAGGTGATTAGGTTTGAGGCAGTGGAATACGTCGTTTCCGGACAGGCCAATCCAGTGTGGATAAAAAACAATCAAGAATATCAAAACTACATGTCTGGTCTTACTTTTAACGGAAAGATGTACCCAACGGGAAACATAAGGATATACACGAAGCCAGAGTATGAGTCTGTAGATGGAGTCTTCAGTATAAGAGATGGAGAAATAATTGATCACGGCAGAGGGCAGTTTGGGACACCAGTCGTGTTTCACAGTTCTGGATTAATTAATGACAACTATTGGACAAATAACGAATATGTTCGTGGTTGCATCATGGATGCATCAAAGTACCTGTTTACCACTGGGTCCTACATAGATTACCCTTCAGGACTTTCTCAAGGGGTTGCCGGAAAGATCAAGAACACTCCTTATCTTGACGCAGACATCCTTTCACAATCATCAACAAGGAACGGGGTAATTAAAAACTTTCTTGCAGATAAGTATGCCACAGAAGAAGAAATAAACTATTACAAGACAACGGGTCCTGGGACGGTTCAAACTTCTGCCCTTATACTCAACGGTCCAAGATTCGAGGAGGAGTTCTCCTCTTCATCCTTTGTCTCCTACGTCTACAAGGATTTTGTCAATGAAATCGGTCAGGCAGTTCCGTACAAGCACTTTGGGACTAGGATGAGGGTCATTGGAAAGGTAGAGTCTGGAACGAACAACTCTCAAACCCCTGTAGGTGGATACCCTATGTTCGAGGGCGTCAGTGGAGGGCAGCTGTATGAGTCTTCAGGTTCCTTGTCTCAAAACTCTCCAGAAGAACAAATAAAGATTTACGGGGGTTCTGGAGGCATTGGTTTTGGAATAAACAAAACAACAAACAATGGTTATTTCTTTGAGATTGTGGCTCTTACGGCAGACAATATTGAATCGTATGCGTCAGACAACAGCTTTGGGGTTAAAACTGCAAAGATACTGTCTTCCCCAGCAGCTAGTTGTGTTAATAATACCGTAACAGTTCATACCGAAAGCCAGTTTGACTTTCAGGTGGGGGAGAGGGTTACGATTATAGGACTGGTTGATGCAAATAACCCGACAAACACAAGGACCCCGCTAAACGGAGAGTACTCAATTACTGCGATAAATACAAGCAAGAAGTCGTTTCAGTATGTAATAAGTCCATCAACCTCACTGACAACAACGGCATCTACCGGAGGAACGGCATCTCAATCTATTGCAGAATACACAAACATCTCAAACATATACTTCTATAAAGTTCTTTCTGATGGAAATGGAAATGCGGTACCCGTAAAGCTTTGGTCCGGTCTTGGTCAGATCAACGTTGACGGTGGAGAGTTTATCGGTCAGAATAGGTTGGCGGGAGAGTCGTCTACAACGGTATACGACCTAGCTGCGGAATATGTGAATGTTGGAACAGCAAGAAGATTTTTTCTATACCTAAATGGAAAGCAGATTGCAACGGTCAACGACACAGACCCTCTACCAGAATACAACAACATGGCAATATTCTCTAGAGGATCTTCTAGGTGCATGTTTGAAAACGTATACGCACTGGCAAGCAACTATTCGGAAAACACAACCTTCACCCTTGACACCGGAATATCAAAAATATTTGGAGACTCAGAGGTAGACGCGACAGAAGCATTAAGAAAATATGCAATAAGTGGAATGATTCAAAAGACTTATCTGTCTGGAATTAGTTCGAGCGAACCACCGAAGTATAGGATTTATTTTGAGGAGTTTGGAACAATTTTAAGAGAGATGTCTTATTTTAACATTAAGTATGACAGAGCCTATCCAGCACTATATGCGAAACTCATGAAGATTCTAAACAGAGCTCAGGGCTACTCCGTATCCGGATTCTACGCGGGCTCTTACGGAGCAGACTTTTTAATATTTAACTGTACGGATTTTTTGCTAAATCTTGATGATACTTCCGGAAACTATTTAAGAATTCAGGGAATAGCTTTTACTCAGGATACAACCTACAGCCTGACGGTGGACGACTACTACAAGAAAAAATCTATCCTAAAGAACACAGAAGTAGGAGCATCGTCAACTATCTTTAACCCACTCAGGGTAATAGACGAGTACGATAAAATTAAAAATTCTAGAATTAAATATGGGGTAAAGCAGTTTTCGGCAATAGAGAGTCCGTATATTCAAAGCACGGATGTGGCAGAAAGTGTCTTTGGCTGGGTAATAGACAAGGTAAGTTTCCCTAAAAAAGCTGTTGGAATAAACACCTTTGCAACCACAAACTTGCAGTTAGGCGACATCCTGACCATTGATTACAAGGATAGCCAGGGGGGGTCGATTAATGTAATATCTCCAGATAGTACGAGATTTGTGGTATACAACATGGAATACAAAAAAGACGGATCTGGGCTAACAACTACGTTATACTTGGTAGAGGTATAAAATGGGATTTAGCAATTATGGAGACGTCGAGGCAGCTCTCAGGGCGGAGTCTGACCTTTGGGGTGCCGACCAAAACAAGCCAGGGTTTGAAGCTGCAAATGCAAATGCTAATGCGGCAAGGGCTTGGTGGGCAAACTATCAATCTGCCCCTCCCGCACCCCAATCTCCACCACCTCCACCCCCTCCTCCTCCAACCCCACCAAACCCGTGGATCACAACGAGCTCTTACCAGCCCCCACCTGGAATAAAGCAAGCTCAGCCAGACATTGTTTTAGATTCAGAGGTAACAACGTCTGCAGACTATATTGCCGAAAGGTTTTTTGAAGAGCTCGGAGGAACAGAGCTAATCAACTTATCCAGACATGATTTAATTGACGGGGCTCAGGTATCCTATAATCCGATAACAAACCTGTCAAGACTAAGACAAAGATTTAACCCAAACAACATCATAGCAACTGACTTTCTTTCAAGCAGTGAGCTTGCAAGATCAAGCATAGATTTAGTTTCTAGGGGAATGAATATTCCGTTTTTTAATAGTAGCGGTGATTTGGTGGTAGAAGTTGATATAATTAGATTAGAGGAAAATATCGAGGTTGAAATTTCTCAAAGCGGAACATTGACAAGGATTGAATTATGATTACAGACTCAGGAAAAGAAATTATAGCAAAGTACCTTTTGGGACAAATACCGTCATACGCAAGCCACATATCTATCGGTTGTGGGGCAAGGCCATTGGATGCGAATGATGCCGCTCCTCTGCCAGCAACTTTAGCAGAAAAAACTAAGATGGATTTTGAAATGATTCGTGTCCCCATATCATCAAAGGGATTTGTTGACGACAACGGAACGACCAAGGTTTCTTTTACGGCAGAGCTTCCAAAAGAAAGCAGGTACGATATCACTGAGATAGGTCTTTGGTCCTCAGGAAGCAACAGTCTTGCAGCAAGCTTTAATAGTCGAATGATCTTTAATTTTTCGGAAGACTGGCAGGCCCATAGTACATCTATTTCAAACGTAACCACCCCAGTCCCGCTAGGAGTAACGGGTGACATAACGACAAGCCTTAGATACCTCAGGGCATCAAGCAGTAACGCTGTCTTTTCCACGTCAGAGCGCAAGTCAAGAAAAGAGGGACCAAGATTCCTTGATTCAAAAATTTTATTAAGGGGAGACTCCTCTGTTATTCAAGGGGCAACAGGCTCCTGGAGTGGAGAAAATCCATCTTTTAATGTAAACAACAAAGAAAAAACTGGAACGACGGCAATCCTAACAACGGGAACCCACCTTCTTAACGTTGGGGACAGCATAACGGTAAACATATCTGACTTAGAGTTTGATGGAACCTATGAAATTACTGCAAGAAACGACACAGAGATAACGTATGAGCACGACCTGTCCAGCACCGTTGCGTCAATTGCAGCATCGGGAGAGGTGGTCTTTTCAGACTCAACACATATCCACCTAAACGCCATCAACTTTGATATATCAAAAAACTCACCATCAGATGTACTGTCCCTGGCCTTTAGCCTAATAGACCGGGATTCTGTAGGAGGTGGAAACCCAGACTATGTAAAGATACTTCTTGAGTTTTACAGAAATGAAACATCCACCACCACGGGATTCGCAAAAGCAGAAATCTATCTTGATGGAAGCGAATTCTCTAATAGCCGATACAAGGTCATAGAGATTCCAATATCTAGCTTAATCACAAGCCCAGACTTTGGCTCTGAGCAGGTACGGGTGGCAAGGGTTTTTGCATCAGTAGTGCATACAGTATCGGCTCAGCAAATGTCCTCACCACTTCATTATGTCGAGCTGGAGGGCTTTAGGGTTGAAAACGAAACCACGGAGAATCCTGTATACAAAATGGTTGGATACTCCGTCGCAAGAACTACTGACGGAAAACCAATTTCAAAGTATAGAAATACCAACAATTATGTTGAATTTAGGTTTAATCTGGGGGTGGGATAGTGCCACAGATATCCATACCAAAGGAAAACTTTTTTGAAGAAGACATCTTTACCAGAAAAGAAAGCATTCGGTATAGAATTGTTTCTGAAAACAAAAACAACTTCTCCTACTGGTCTCCTATATTTTCCGTAGATACAGGATTTGACTTTATTCCTGCCAACAAAGTTGCAGTCAGCAGAACATCAACAGAGCTCTCAGCATCCTGGACACCAGCCCAAATAAAAAAAGATGGTTTGGATATTGCATTTTTGCCAGAATACGATGTTTGGACGAGGGTGGCGCTGAACGAGGCGGAGGGAGACTGGAAGTACCAGGGAAGAGTCCTAGGAAACTCACTCAATATCGTAGACGATTTTAGCGTTATAGCGATTAGCTATGCGAGCGTGGAGGTATACAGGCCAATGCGACCAGCTGACCACAGAATTGATTTATACGAGGTAGATCAGAGCGCAGGAGCTTCGTTGGTTGATACCATAAAAGACACAATAATTGTGCCAACTGCGAACATTAGTAACGGTGATGCCATGAGATACACATCCCCCACACCCCTTGGAGGTCTGGTTGACGATACGACCTACTACGCTAGGGTATACTTAACGAACGAGGTGACCCTTCATCCAACAAGGCAAAACGCAATAGACAACACAAACGTGATAAATCTAACATCAACAAACAGCTCTTTTGGATACTTTAAGTCACAGAAGTCCCTGGTTTATGATTTTTTGCTATACTCAGAGTATAACGTTCCAGCGTAATGATATAATTAACCAGGAGATAAAATGGCAAGAGTACCCCTTCCCGACAAGGGACAACCACTAGACGTAACCTACATCTATCAGATAGCCAACGCGGTCAATGATATATCAGACAGCATATCTACGGCATCATACAACTATACCTCCGTAGACACAAGATCTCTTGGTAGGCAGGATATAAAAAATAACAATGCAAAGTTTTATGCAGGATATAAAGACATTGTTACAGAAGAAAACGTTTCTTCAAATACCACAAAGCCTTGGGTAATTGACTTTGCATCAGACTTTAAGTATACCCCTGTTGTTACGGCGACAGCAGTAAACATCGGTACAAGCTCGGTAGGAAATGACGTAACTGTCGTGATTACTCAAGTATCAACAACCAGAGTGGAAGGGGTTGTTAGGTTTAACTCCTCTGGACAAGTCAGCACATCTGTAAACATCATTGCCATTGGCATTCCCGCATGATATAATTAATCGCTATGTTATCTTGCAGAAGGTGTAAAGGGAAAGTTTTTGTTGACAGGCTATTTAGCTCTGAGACCCATCTAGAAACCTTTTGTATTATTTGCGGGGCAAGAAAATTTTATCATAACTGGAGTTCAGATAACAAGGAGGCCGAATGGCTGCTGGAGACGGAGAAGAAGAGATCAAAGAAAACACAATCACCGTTATAAGAAGGCCAAGAAGAAAAGTCTGGTTTTTAAATGGAGATTTGGTTCGAATCGCTCACACCAGCAGGGCAGCAGGCATTGTTACACTAGACAACCTAACAAAAGACAGAAAAGAAGTAACGACTATTGTCGAATTCAAAAAGAAAAGAAAAAGAGCCTTTACTGTAAAAGAAGCAGCTACTTTATTAAACTATCACAGAAAGCACATCCCAAGACTTGTTGAAAAGGGTTTGATACCCCATCCAATAGGAGAGCTTCCAGGAGGGGTCAGGGCTTTTCATCACCTGTCCTACTACTCAGAGGACATTATCATGGAGGCAAGAAGAGCAATGGCTCAAATACACCACGGAAGCAAAAGAAAAGATGGGCTAATCACAAACAACAAGATACCCACTGAGCAAGAGTTGCGATACGCCATGGGTGATGGTATTCTTCTTTACACAAAAGATGAGAATGGAAAGTTTACCCCAATATTTTCTGAAACAATATAGGGGTTGACAGGAGCCTTAGCTTCTGATATTATAAAAACACACAAACTACGGAAGGGTTTTTATGGAGCCAACGAAAATACAGTGGACTCTGGGGTACACGGTGAATGTGGGAAACTTTCAGTCACTGCGCCTTGATTGCCAAATAACGGACTACAAGCACGAAGCCGAAACAGCAAAAGAGGCATCTGATCGTGTATACGCTTTTGTAGAGCAAGAGCTAGTAGAAAAACTCAACCAAGCAAAGGAAGAATTAGGATGAAAAACAAAGAAGACAAGTCAAACGCATACATCGCTCATGGAGAAAGTGCTTTTCTTATCTGTGGATACGGAAACACCTATGGATCAGCCCTAAAAAAAGTGGGTAAGTTAATTGATACCACTGTAAAGAAGAGCCCAGACACCCTAGTTCTTGGATTGAACTCCTCATACGATGAAAGCGGAGAGTTCTGTGTAACAGCAACGCTATCTACAGCAGGGGTATAATGTCTGATCGTAAGAGTAAGTTTGCTCTTATTAGTAAGTTTGAGCAGCATTGTAAAAAGAATAATGTAGTAAGAGAACCAATTAACAAGTACAGCGAACAGTGGGCAGCAGATGCACTGTTGGAATCATTTAAGTATGAGGATATTCTCTCTGCAATGGAGTACTACTTTAAGATAAATGACTCACCTAAGTGGAAGGGGTTTGCCAACAACGTGGACCGCTTGCTACAATCTATTAGAATGCAAGAAGAAGATGATCGGTTTCGATCAGAGATGCGTATAAAAGCGAAGGATTGGGCCAGTGACTAACCTAGAAGCAAAAACTCTGTCGGCGGTACTTAACGACAAACAGATGCATGTATTGCTGCAAGCTAACGTGGAGTCCCTTTTAAGAACTCACAACGACATTTGGGAATTTACCCGTAACTATTATGATCAGAATCAATCTATACCACCAATAAGCATCGTTAAGCAGCAGTTTCCAGACTTTGACTATACTTCGGAAACTGGAGCAACCAAGCACCACCTTGACGAACTTAGACAAGACTATCTTGTTGATAATGTAAAGATGATGTTAAGGGCTGCTGCCACAGACGTTCAAGAAGGAAAGGCCACAGACGCACTCGATAGGTTAATAACAGAAACCTCTAGTATAAAGCGAGTTACCTCAACGGTCAGGGATCTAGACGTTACTAACATTGACGAGACCATCGCCTACTTCGAACACATTAAAAAGATGAAGGAGAGCGGCAATCATGGAATCTATACTGGTATTAAGGGCTTTGACATGTTCATGCCCTCAGGTATCGTTCCTGGGCAGCTGGGGGTGCTTCTAGCCTACCCCGCAATAGGCAAGAGTTGGATGGCACTGTACTTTGCGGTAGCTGCTTGGAAGAGTGGAAAGACACCTCTAATCGTTTCCTTGGAGATGACAGAATCCGAAGTAAGGAACAGGGTTTTAACAATTATTGGAAACGGAATGTGGTCCCACAGAAAGCTTAGTTCTGGACAGGTTGAAATTGACATGTTCAAGAAGTGGGCAGAGAAGACGTTTGAGGGAAAGCCACCAATACATATCATTTCCAACGAGGGCATAGGGGAAGTTTCACCCAGTGTGGTTAAGGGAAAGATTGATCAGTATAAGCCAGACATTGTTTTTCTGGACTATCTTAACCTGATGACAAGCAATCAAAGGACTGATAATGAGGTTGTTAAGATGAAAAACCTTAGTCGTGAACTAAAGCTTTTGGCCATTAGTGAACAGGTACCAATCATTGCAATATCTTCTGCAACGCCAGACGATGTTACCAACATGAATAGCGTCCCAACCCTTGGTCAAACCTCATGGTCAAGACAGATCGCCTATGATGCCGACTTCTTGTTGGCACTGGGTAGAGCCCCAAACAGTGATGTAATAGAGTGTGTTTTTAGAAAGTCAAGAAACGGGCCCCTGGGAGATTTTCTAGTTCAAGTAGACTTTGACAGCGGAAGATTCGTAAACAAAGAGTTTGCATAAATGATGTATAATTTAACACATGGATTACCTTCACAAGAGAATAAAAAGATTTGAGCTGTCGGGTCAGATACTAGACGACTCCTTTATTCCAAGAATGAGGGGTGAATATATAAGGCTTCTTTCTGATTCAATGAAAGAAACCGGATATGTTCAAAGGTACGACATAGGTCCAGACTGGTCGCTATCATATAACGGAAACTATTATGAGTTTGTTTTAAGCTTATATGGATCGTATGTAGGGAGAAAGAGTGCAACATGTATAGAAGGTTTGGACAAGAATCATCCAATATATACACGGGTGAGCAAGTCAAGAGAGCCCTCTCCTGGTCAGGAACAGACATTGAATCAGAAGTAGATTCAGATTACTTAATTTTTTGTCCATACCATAATAACTATCGAACACCTGCGGGAGAAGTTAGCAAGGAAAAGGGGACCTTCTTTTGCTTTTCTTGCCATGAGTCAAGATCTTTAATTGAGTTAGTTATGCATACAACAAAGAAGTCATACTTTGAATCTTCAAGATTTATTGATTCAGCCAAGGAAGATATAGACATTCTGGGAAGCTTAGATAAAATACTCGTTGAAAAAGTAGACTATGTTTCTTATGATGAGATCCAGATAAAGAGATTGAGCAGTCAAGGACGGCAGTCCCCCAGGGCAGTTTGGTATTTTGAAAGTAGAAGAATTAGCACAGATTCGATGACTAAGTTTTCTTTGGGGTACAGCGAAAAACAAGACATGATAACAGTACCAATGCACACTCCTAGCGGCTCTATGTTCGTGGGATTCGTTGGTCGCAGCGTTGAGGGTAAGAGATTTAAAAATACTCCCAACCTTCCAAAGTCCAAGATTCTATTTAACTTGCATCGTGCAAAGAGGTATGATACAGTCTATGTCGTGGAGTCCTCATTTGATGCGATCAGGCTGGATCAGTGCGGCTTGGCATCGGTGGCTTCTCTAGGTTCGAATATTTCAAAGTTTCAGATAGAACTATTGACAAAGAGCTTTAACTCTGTTATAGTTATACCTGACAATGATGATGCTGGCAAGAATATGGCCGACAAAATCATAGACAAGGTAGGCACAAGGGCTGTAGCTTTTAGCCTACCAAATAGATTCAAAGATATTGGCGACATGAGTGATGCTGATATAAAACAGCTAGATATAAAGACCAGCGATCCACTGCTGGCAATGTATAAATAAAATATAAGGAGTGTATTATGGGTGTAATAAAAGGATTGAAGCAAATGGAAAAGGCCTTAGAGCGTCCATCAGTTTCTGGCGAGGGCGGAATTAAGGTTCGCTGGCTAAAGCTGGATGATGGTCAAAGCTCCAAGGTTCGTTTTATCAATGAGCTGGACGAAGACTCTCCCAACTTTGATATCGAGAGAGATTTGGCTATTGTTGTTTCTGAGCACACAAATCCAAAAGACTACAAGCGAAAGGCTGTCTGCACAGTAGAAAGCGAAGGGCGATGCTTTGGATGCGAAATGGCCCGCAAAGAACCAAAGAGTGGTTGGAGAGCAAGGTTCCGATTCTACACCAACCTCCTTGTCGATGATGGTCTAGAAGATCCCTACGTTGCCGTATGGTCACAGGGAGTAGGAAAGCAGTCTGCATTCAATACTCTCAAGGAGTATGCGATTGATACAGGATCTATCTCTAACCGAACTTGGCGCATGAAGCGCAATGGCAGCGGAACGGATACGACCTACATCATTCTTCCAGGAGATCCAGACACAGAGAAGCATGACTGGGCTGGGGTAGAGCCCTTTAACCTAGAAAAGGTTGTTCGTGAAGTAGCATATGCAGAGCAAGAATCCTTCTACTTGGGGTTTGAAGCTGCTGGAACAAGTAATACCACCAACATTGATTGGTAATTAGGCTGGTAGGAGGGTATACTCCATCGTGCTGAATTCTCGCAACCCATAGGGTGGTTATAGTTAATCGGCAAAGCGAGGTTGAAATCCAGTATAGAAGTTGCCCTCCTACCTTTTTTATTAGACAAGGACTGTTATGCATAATTACGTTCCGCTTCACGTTCATACTCATTACTCGTTAATGGATGGGGTATCAAACCCCGAAGAATATGTTGAGAAGGCAATAGAAAACAAGATGTCAGCCATTTCTATCACAGATCACGGAACACTATCGGGTCACCGCCCCATGGTCCGTGCTGCAAAAGCGGGGGGGATAAAGCCAATTCTTGGAATAGAGGGGTACATAACAGCAGATAGATTTGACAAGAGGGACAAGAAAGAAAGAACAGACCCCCTTGATGTTATTTATAATCACATTGTTATTCTCGCAAAGAATGATATTGGTCTAGAAAATCTGGGAAGATTGAATGAGATTGCTTGGAATGAAGGATTTTACCGTAAGCCACGAATTGACTTTGAGCTATTAGAAAAGTATCGTGAAGGCCTTATTGTCACCTCTGCCTGCATGTCAGGGCTTATTAATAAGGCAATAGAGGTTGATAACTACGCAGCAGCAAAGTCACACCTAAAGTGGTTTGGGGATAGGTTCGGGGAAGACTTTTACGTTGAGGTAATGCCTCATAATGTTGCTGGAATGAACAAGGCCTTGATTGACCTTGCAGATGCAGCAGGACATAAGCTTGTGGTGACTCCAGATTGCCATCACGCAACGGTAGATCAAAAAGTAATTCAAGAGATCATGCTTATAAACAACACACACGCCAAACTTCAAAAAGAGATTACATACGACAAGTCTCGTAAGATTGAAGACCCAATGAAACGACTTGACTACCTATACGGTGAAGACAGGATGATGAGCTTTAATAAGTTTGATATCCACCTACTTTCTGGTGATGAGATGCATGAAGCAATGGGGGAGGATTCTCGTCCAGACATGTTTGCCAACACGATTGAGGTTGCGGAAAAAATAGAAGAGTACACCATCCACAGAAACTTAAACCTACTTCCCGTTGAACACAAAGATCCCGATAAGATGATTAGGAAATATGCAGAATCCTTCTTAAAAGAAAAGGGATTGGATTCTAATCAGGAATATGTTGATCGCCTTAATGAAGAATTAGATGTTATCAAGCAGAAGAGCTTTGCATCGTACTTTCTTGTTGTTCAAAACATGTTGAACTGGGCAAAGAAGAATGACATAATGGTCGGTCCAGGTAGAGGATCTTCAGCAGGATCTTTGCTGTGCTTTGCTTTGGGGATTACAGACATCGACCCAATTGAACACGGTCTCCTGTTCTTTAGGTTTATTGACGTTGATAGAGACGATATGCCAGACATAGATAGTGATATTCAAGACACCCGTAGAGAAGAGGTTAAGAGCTACTTAGAGGATCAATACAAACACGTTGCCTCTATTGCTACCTTCCTACAGTTTAAAGATAAGGGTGTCGTCAGAGATGTTGCTCGTTGCTTTAACGTTCCTCTTGCAGATGTTAACAGGGCGCTTAAGACGGTAGACACATGGGATGAGTTTGTATTCTCTAAAAACACCTTATGGTTTCGAGACAAATATCCAGAAGTAGAAGTGTATGCAAGCAAGCTCCGTGGAAGAATTCGAGGTACGGGAGTTCACGCAGCAGGAGTGGTAACCTCAAAGATTCCCATTAGCCGCATCGCCCCAATGGAAACCCGCAGTGTGACGGGAAGCGACACAAGACTCCCTGTGGTTGCCGTAGACATGTCAGAGGCAGCAGACATTGGACTTATCAAGATCGATGCTCTGGGACTCAAGACTTTGACGGTAATTCATGACACTCTTAATATTGTTAATGATAGAACTGGAAATAGGTTAGACCTTCACGAAATAGACATGGAAGATAAGAATATCTACGACATGCTTTCTGACGGATATACGAAGGGGGTCTTCCAGTGCGAGGCAACGCCATACACGAACCTTCTTGTTAAGATGGGGGTAAGTAAGTTTAACGAACTCGTTGCCTCTAACGCTCTCGTAAGGCCAGGAGCCATGAACACAATCGGCAAGGACTACATTGCTCGTAAACATGGAAAACAGGGAATAACATATGCAAATCCAATAATGAAAGACTTTACTGAGGATACTTACGGTACAATTCTTTATCAGGAGCAAGTTATGCTTGCTTGCACCAACCTTGGCGGTATGAGTATGGGAGAGGCCAACAAGGTGAGAAAGATTATTGGAAAGAAGGGAGATGCCCAGGATTTTGACGAATTCAAAGAGCTTTTTGTTCGGAATGCGACTGGGCCACTTGGCGGGAAGGCTGCTGAAAAGATGTGGCATGACTTTGAAGCCCACGCAGGATACTCATTCAATAAGTCTCATGCGGTTGCTTATTCAACAGTTTCGTACTGGACGGCATGGTTAAAGTACTACTTCCCTCTAGAGTTTATGTTTGCCCTTCTTAAGAATGAAAAGGATAAAGATGCTAGAACAGAGTATTTGATTGAGGCAAAAAGAATGGGAATTCCCATGAGGCTTCCACATGTCAATGACTCTGGAATAGATTTTCAGATTGAGGGAAAGGGTATTAGGTTTGGCCTATCAAGCATTAAATATATATCAGACAAGATAGCTTCTAGGTATATTGAGGCTAGGCCATTTTCATCATACAAAGAGATAGAGGAGTTTACCCTTACCAAGGGGAATGGAGTCAATAGCCGTGCCCTCGCCTCTATGAGCACCGTAGGAGCCTTAACGTTCCCAGACCACCCAAGGGATGAGGAGAAAATTAAGGAAAATATGTATGAGTACCTTAATCTTCCGGAATTCAACATTCAGGTACCACAACACTACCATGCATACATAAGCCCAGTAGATGATTTTGAGGAAAAAGGGGCATACATCTTAATGGGAGTCGTCAGAAGCATTAAAAGAGGAAGTGGATGGAGCAGGGTAGATATCCTTGACTCCACGGGATCGATAGGAGTGTTTGATGAAGAAGAGACAACAATCGAAGCAGGTCGTACTTATATTATTCTTGTTGGATCTAACAGGATTCTTGAGGCGATTCCTGTGGAAGAGATACGAGAAAGCAAATCAGCGTTGGTACGGTTCCTAAACTACAAGCAGTTGCCGTATGGACAGGAGGAGTATTTTGTGTTATCCTTTAAGCCAAGAATAACAAAAGCCGGAAAGAGAATGGCTTCGCTTATTCTTGTTGACAGCGATAGGAACCTCCTCTCGCTTATAGTTTTCCCTTCAAACTTTGCAATGGCGTTCACAAGACTAGAGCAAGGAAAGGCATACAACATTAACTATTCAATTTCAAAAGATGAAGATCTAGTGTTTCAGGAGGTAGTAGTAGCGTGACGACATTAGACAGCATGTCAAAGATGATTCACCACAACGCGGTAGCCAAGGGGTTCTGGGAACCAAATACAGAGGGGAATCATACGGTCTTCTATCTTAAGCAGATTGCAATGATTCATTCTGAGTGCTCTGAGGTTCTGGAGGCAATAAGAAAAGAAAAAGGTGATCGGGAAGTAGTTTCTGAGCTAGCAGACATCATAATTCGCACCCTAGATCTCTATCAGGGACTTGTGTCAGACGGATATACGAAGATCTCCTTGGATGGTGCCCTGGCAGAAAAGAATGTGCTCAACGTTACAAGACCAGTGATGCACGGGGTGCTAGCATGACATCAGTAGAAGAAGTCCTCGCGGGACTAAACCCAAAGCTGAGAAAGAAGATAACCCTTGGTAACGAAATAGCAGACACTCAGTTTGCAAAGACACCATCGTTTGGACTAAACAGAAGTCTGAACGGAGGATTTCCCTATGGAAGGCAGGTACTTGTCTGGGGGAACAAGTCAAGCGGTAAGTCATCATTCTGCCTACAGATAATTGCCCAAGCTCAAAAAGAAGGAAAGATATGTGCGTGGATAGATGCAGAAATGAGCTTTTCTCCATACTGGGCGACCCAGTTGGGGGTAGACACGAAAAATCTTATTGTTTCTACAGCCAGAACAATGAACGATATGGTAGATGTAGGTACGGACTTGATGAAGGCTGGAGTAGATCTTATAGTTGTGGATAGTATCTCTGCCCTGCTACCTGCAATTTACTTTGAAAAAGACTCAACAGAGTTGAAGCAGCTAGAAAACACTAAGCAGATCGGTGCTGAAGCAAGAGACATGACCAATGCCGTTAAGATGTTAAACTATGCTAACAATCAGGAAAAGCCTACTCTGCTTGTCCTTATTAGCCAAGCAAGAAATAATATCGGAGCGATGTATGTGTCTCAGCAACCCACGGGAGGTCTGGCCACAAAGTTCTACTCATCAACAATCATAAAGCTGTTTTCATCTGAATCAGATAACCAAGCAATCAAGGGGAAGATTTACGTTGGAGACAAGATTATCGAGGAAAAAGTTGGTAGGAAGGTTAGGTGGGACGTTCAGTTCTCAAAGACAAGCCCAGCCTTTCAGACCGGAGAATACGACTTCTACTTTAGAGGCCAGGATGTTGGGGTTGACACCGTAGCAGACCTGGTTGACACAGCAGAGATGTTGGGGTATGTTGAACGCGCAGGCGCTTGGTATACGGTAGA